TTTCTTATCCTGATTACAATAGTATTCACCTGGAGGACACTTCTTCATTAAAAAATAGACTCTGTATGTTTATTTATCCTAACGCAATTGCCAAACCTAATGTTGCTTTCTTACCCAATTCAGTAAGAACATTCGTAGATCCTATTGTAATAGATTCATGTGCGGTTAATATACCACAAGTTGCAATACCTACAAAAGTAGAAACTCCAGTAACCTTTAAATTTCTAGCAGTTGCTTCATCATATACTATATCACCACTAACATTTAAATCGCCACTTAAAGTAAGATCAACACCAGTACATCCAGCAGCCAATTCATCTGCAGCACCACCAATTGCTGTGCTTGCAATACCTACCCATTTTTTAGTAGATGCCTCATATATCAACATCGTTCCATTAGTAGTTGCTGATCCTACAACAACATCATCAAGGTCATATATTTTTCCAGCACCACCTCCACCAATGGAGTATAATTGTTGCTCAACTCTATTAACAAACAATCTATAGTTTGCTGCTAAGTCCTTTAATGTAGCAAACTTTTGTCCAGTTGGAGTAAGAGGATCATCACCCTGTTTTTCTTCTGGGTCAGGCATTATTGGTCGATCATTTACGATCTCCATATCTTCTTTTAATATTTGCTGCTTACCTTTTATTTCTTCAACAATTTTATACAATTCAGCAATACTTGCAGATGTTTCTTTTTCTAATTTAGAAACATCTTTTTTCATATCCCTTCTAAGTTCATGGATATGATCATCATAGTATTTTACTTTAGGAAGATTTGCAATTTCTTCTTTTAATCCACCCAAGTAATTTTCAAAAACTTTATTAGCTTCGTAATTTTTATCTTGTGTTTCTGTTATTTGTTTTTGGATATTTTGATTTAATTTATTATATTGACTAAGAATATTTTTCTTTAATTTCCTATCATCATCTTTATAACCATGATGAATATCCCAAATTTTAATAGCAGTTTCTTTTAATTCTTCATAAATTTTATCCTTCGTTTCTTTAAGATTATTTTGTGCTTTTTCAAACTCAACTTTATTTTCAAAATCTTTTAAATCAAAGTTTTCAGCAATCTCAGAAACTTCTTGATTTATTCTATCTCTAATACCCTTTATATTATCACCAACTTTAACAAAGTCATCATCAATCACACTAAAGGTTTTTCCAATCCATGAAAAATCAGGAACTTCATTTACCTCATTTACCCACTTAGGGAACTGAGGAATAGAATCCCTAACTTGTTCTATTTTTTCATCTAAAGAAACTATATCATTATCATAATACTTAACTTCTGGTAATGATTCTTTTAGAGAAACTAACTTACCTTCAAGTTGTTGTAATTGCTCATCATAATATTTTACCTCTGGAAGGTTTGCAATATGATGTTTTACATTTTCAATCTGTTCATTAATGTCTTCTACTTCTTCATCATAATATTTTACCTCTGGAACTGCAGAAATATCTTCTTTAACTTGTTCAACATGTGTAGATAATTGCTCAAGTTCTTTATCATAATATTTTATCTCTGGAATGTCAGGAATACTTTCCCGAACATCATTTACCATCCGAACTAATTCAGACCATTCAGGTGCTTTTACAATATCGGTGACTTCTAAAAATGCATTACCGTTTGCATCTTCAATAGTAATACTATCTTCTACTTCTTCTTCTACAAATTCTTCTACGGATGGGAGTTCTACCGTTTCTTCTTCTTTTAAAAATTGTTCGACTGATGGTAAATCACTTTCAGTGAAATCATCTAGTGACGGTAACTTATCCGACATGGTATTAGTAATTGATATACTTTGGGATTCCTCTCCCCTTAAATTTATTTATCTTCTTCCTTTACTCCATTTTTTAACAACTTAGCAAGTTCAGCTGTTGAACCTACAAACAATGCATTATTAACTGTATTTGGTCCTTTTTGTGGAGAATCTTCATTAACATCTTTAACTTTCTTCTGAAGATCCATTAACTTGTCAGTAGCATCTGAAACACTCTTAATCAACTGTCCTGCGACTTCATATGCCCTTGGCATCTCACTGTCCTGTGCAAGTTCAAGAATACCATTAATAGCTTCCTGACCCTTTTCTATGATGCTGTAGAGATTACCACGAGTATACTCATAATCTTTTTCAATATCATCTTTAGTTAACCTATCAGGTTTTTGTATTCCTACAGGTTCCTTAATTTCGGTTTGATCCACTTCAACTTCAGTTGGTGTAATATTGAAAGCATCATCTAAATTGTTTTTCATTTATCCATTCCAAGTAGAAGTTCCACTAAATCCAAAGTCATCTCCTTCCTCTACCAAAGCATTATCAGTAGAAGTAATGGATTTGACTGATGTACCATTTATATGAGCAAGTTTGGTTGTACCATCCTGACCCCTCTTAACAGTAATCTTATTACTATCAGCATCCTTAGATTTAACGTAAACTTCTTCCCCACCAATATCTAAGTAAACACTAGTAGATCCTGAAGATGCATCAATATTAGTTACATCATTAACAGCAATAACAGTTTGAGTCTTAGTTATATCCTCTGCCAAGTTGGTAAGAACTGTTCCATCATAGTTCTGAATTGCTCTAGGAACAACAGAGTATGTAAGATTGCGTTGTGCGTTGGATGTATCTGTACCAGTAAGATAGTTGACTGTAGACTTGGTAATGATATCTTTGGAAGCATCTGCAACAGGACCAAAGAGGTATGTCTTAGCAGTAAATCTTAGAGTATACATAAGCACTCTTCTTGATTCAAAGTCTCCTTCATAATCATCCTGCATAGTAATATTTTCAAGAACTATAGGAATATCTCTTTTCTCTTTTATAGAACCAACTAAATTTACTGTAAGGTTATAAGATGGTTGAAAATATGGTAATATCTGTTCTATGATTTGTAATGCATCATCATTTAATTTACACATAACAGCAAGTTCAAATTGCATATTATAAGGAACTGGCATATAAACTTTCTTCTCATCAGGAGTATCTGAATCTGGATTCTGAACTACAATTTTTTGAGTAGTAGTAACTTTTCTAGAAGGATCATAAGTCAATCCAGTAAACTCAAAAGACATCCTTGGTAAAGACAAAGATGTGGCTTTATTAAGATCAGGTGATTGAGTTAATCTTGCTAAAAACTTTTGAGTAGGTCCATAAGCAAGAGGAACCCTTAATGGTGAACCATCTTGTTTGATGGATATACTATTGAATAGAGTACCAAAACCAATAATGGTCCTCCTCAAAATTTCGTTATAAAAATATTCAAACATTTTTACAGTCCTAGTATCTTATATTTATGGAATTCCAAATGGGTTCTGCTCACTAAAGTCTAAAATATCATCTGCAGCAGATTCTATATTAACATTATCAGCATATCCATCCTCTGGAGGATCTTCACTAACGATCCTTAATGCATGAACAGCACCAGAAGTTCCTCCAGTTATATCTTCTCCAATACTAAACATTCCAGAAACATTTGCAACCTCTAGAACGTTTGTAGTAGCACTCCATGTTCTTACTCTTCCTGTTACACCTGTAATAGATCCAGTAACAACTTCATTAAACTTGAAGTTGCCACTATTATCAAGTGAAGGATCACCAATAGTAATTGTTGGACTAGATGTATATCCAGCACCAGCATTAGTAATATTGATGGCAGTAATGGTTCCAGCAGAACTTACGACTGCTTCAGCAGTTGCCCGTGTATTTGCTGCACCAACAGGTGCAGTAATAGTTACACTAGGTGCTGTAGTGTACCCAGAACCAGCATCAGTAAGTGTAACGATACCAACTGCCCCATCACCTATAAAGACTGTTCCAGCAGCACCTGAACCCCCTCCACCAGTAATCTGGAGTGTAGGTGCAACAGTATACCCAGAGCCTGGATTTGTGATAACAACCTGTTGAACTGATTTGAGATTATCACTTATATTTAAGTTGCATACATTAATCCCACTAATCATCGTGGCAGTAAGAATACCTGTAACCTTACCAGCAGGAGCAGAACTCACTCCAATTGTTGGAATAGCACTATATCCACCACCTCTATTACTAATATTAATTAACCTAATAGATCCTTCAGTATTAAATCCAACTTCAGCAGTAGCAGTTGCTCCAGTTCCTACAAGTGTAAGAGTCTGAGAATACCCAAGGAGTGTAGATGTACTTCCATCTTCTGCTATTCCATCAGAATCTTCTCCAGTTAGAATATCATCAATTTCATCTACACCAGTATCGATAACTTCATCTTCGTAACGGAAGAGTTCACACTTAAGAGTATATACATATGTCTTCTGAAGTTGATAGAATGGTTTCTCATGTTCTACATACTTAATCTCAAATAAACGATCACCTAATGGAAAATAAACTAGATCACCCTCTTTAGGTCGGGTAGTTAACTTTACATTAGATTCGTTTTTAAGTAATGGTTGAATATATGTTTCCCATCTTTCTCTAGAAATAACAAGAGTCACTTCATTCGTCTGTTCAATACCAAACTTAGATAGTAATGTAGGATTATCTGCATAACCATCAAAGTTGTCAATATATGCTTCTAATGGATAAGAATCATTAAACTTTGATTTTACAACTTCTCTTATTACCGTTTTTTCTTCCATATATTTTCTAGGAAGATAATGTATCTCGACACCATACATCCTCAACTGTTCGTTGATTAAATCCTGAACTAAATTCTGTTCAGATCTTGCACCTTGTTGAAAAAACGGATTAAGTGCCATTATCCTATCATATCAAGTGGAGGAAGTTCATAAGTATTAGACATTTGTTCTCTGATGATTTCTAAATCTTTTTCTGCATCATCATAGATTTGTCTACCATTTAATTCTACCCCACCAGGCAATTTAACACCTTGGAACTTAAGTAAATTTTGACCCCACTGTCTTTTCATAAGAGCAGTAGCATATTTCTTCAAGAATGAATCATTCCATACTCTTCCATAATCATTAGGATTTAATTGACTGAAACAATCAATAACCAAGTAATCATTCTTAGAAACACTACCCCAATCAATATCAAGATATAATCTATCCATTCTTTTATTAAATCTTATTTGCTTCTCTGTTGTCAATAAAAAATTGATATCTTCAAGATATGTTTTAGTCATGGCATAGGTCAACAATTCTGTTGCACCCCAATAATATATGTCATTTAAAAACATCTGATATTTAACACTAAACATATTATTTGTCATAGTGTTAGTACCATCAAAATGATATATCTTTGTTACACCAATAACTGATGGTGGAATTTGTAAAAAGTTGCTATTTTCATAATAAGTAAAAGTTACATCTGATCCAGCAATATCAGCAGTTGCTGTTGTAGTTGTTATTCCAGTTTGCTTTTTACCAGATTCCATCGAGGCTCTTCCCCGATCAATATCATCTTGAGTTATTTTATATTTAAGATATGTTTGTGCAACACCATCAAAATGCCTCTCCTGAAAGTATTGAACTGCATCATCTATCACATCTTCTACCTGTTCATCAGCAATATTAATTTCCAGCACTGGAGCACCCAGTTGCCTTTTGCAATAGTTTACAAATTCTGTCCTATTTGATGGAGATGCCATGTATACAATTACCCCTGAATATATTTATGGTGCAGAAGCTATGCCAGTATAAACTAGAATATTTCCATTTACTATATTGTAGATTGATGCTCCAGAACTTACTAAAACATTATACTCATATCTTCCTTCCGAAAGACTTGTGGTTGCAGTTGATCCCATAGAGATGTCAAATATACCACCACCAGCACTTGTAAATCCTACACTAAAAGTTCCTGCTGCAACTGTTGTAGCAGCTACACCTGCACTTTTTTGCATCTGAGCAGATCCTGTCCAAACTGAAGTAGTAGTTAATCCTTGAAAATCAAAAGCAACATCAGACGTATCAACTACAGTAAAAGTAGTTTTAAAATCTGTGCCAGTATAAATGGTTAGATTAGCAGCATATGGTACACCTGCAGATGGGTCAAATGTTAAATTTTTACTTGCCATTGACCAGTTCCTTTAATAGAGATTTTATTTCACCAATCTCACCTTTTAAATTAGCAAGATCTTGTTCCATAGATTCCACTCTTTCATTTTTTAAATTTTTTGCATTTCTAGATGCAATATAATGTTGATAATCCAAAGAATTTATGTTAACAATTGTACCTGTATGAGGATCCCTTGCGAGATCCTTATGTCCTTCAATATTGTAAGGTTCCATTTTAAGCAAGAGCCATTACACGTAGATCTTTAACTTTTGGAACAAATACCTGACTTGTAGATGTTAGTAGAAGTTTTATTCTATAATATCTAAAGGTGGGTAGTTTATCTGCTGTAAATGTAAACTCCTTAAAGCTTGCATTATCACCAAATCCATATTGACTTGATGGAATAATAACCCTATCAGGCAATCCATCACTATTTTGTCTAGCAATCATTTCACCCCTACTGTTAAGATTATCAAATCCAGGGAAAGGAGTGAATATTGGTTCAAATCCAGGATCATTTCCAACCGCATAGAATGCTCTAATTTTAGCATGTGGGTTAACATGACCCGATAATATTATCTTAATTGAAGTAGCAGCACTTTCTAATTGAAGTTCTTTTGTAAGATACTGACAAGCAGTAGGATCATCAGTAACAGATTTTACTCTACTATCTGTAGCAAAGTTACTAACCACACTATTGACTCTATTGTTTGTAAGAATGGTACTTACTCTTTGACTATCAATTACTGGACTTACTTTAGGATCAGTAGTTGCAAGAGTTAATCTCATTTGTAGAGACTTATTACCCTCAACTTGATCTAATTTTTCATCTTCATTAATCTTAGAATAAATTGCTCTTGGTGTGTCAAGATAATTTGGTTCACCTATTGCAATAGATTCAAATCCTTCATCAATATACGAAGTTTCATTTCCACTGATACTTGTTGCAGAAGTGGTTCTTATTTCACATCCTATATTAGTTCCTGTAGTAGTAACATTTTGAACTATTGGAGTAATAACTTCAAATGGCATATTTTGTGTTGCCTTTGTTTCATATCCTCCACATGACTTGGTTTGATTTAAGTATAATTTAGGGAATCCAACATCATTACTTCTATCATCATTAATAGTTCCAATTCCAGTCATATCAAGTTTGATATTATAAGAATCGAAAGTAATTGATCCAGAAGTAGATGTTGATGTAGTAGTTGAAAGTCCATGAGTTGCATTTATTCTCTTCAAACTGACCCCACCAAGTTCATACTTATAAACAGGAGTTCCCACAGAATAATCAACTTTATCATCACCCCTAGCAGAGATGCTAATCACATTACCAACTACATTATTATATTCAACAATTTCTTTTCCAATTTTAACATAACCTCTATTAGTTGTACCAACTCCAACATTTTCAAAGTTTGTATATACAGTTGCATCATCAACAGTAAATGAAGCTTCATTACCAGTTTCCAATGCAATACTCAATTTAGATGGTTTAATATCAGATTGAACATCAGATAATTTAACCCTATTTTGAGTAGAATACATTCCATGATTCTTATGATTCACTTTAATGTGCAAACCATCAGATTCAACATCAATAGAACTAATTTGAACGTCACCACCATTAACATATCCAAGTTCAGTTTTAATTCCAGAACTGTTTGTATAGAATAGTGTGTTAGCAGTACCAACAACAAATTCACCTTGAACATTATCAATAGTTAATTCGTTAGTCATTCCTATGCCAGTAATACTAAATCTAGCATTACGTCCAACAGTTCCACTACCACCTGTAGAAATTCCAATAGTAGTAATACCAAGAACATCTCCTACAGAATATCCTGTACCACCATTAGTAATAGTAGCAGCAGCTGCAACTCCATTGTTTACATAAACATTAGCAACTGCTCCTTTTCCAGTGCCTGTAATAGTAACTAGATTTACACTACCAAATGTTTGATTACCATCAAGAGGTGTATATCCAATACCAGCATTAGTAATATTTAAACCAGCGGGAATAATAGATCCACCAGCACCAACAATATTACCTTCGGCCATTGTTCCATCTTGAATAATGGTATTACCCATTTCATAACTATCACCAACAGTTTGATCAAGACCAACTCTTATTTTTCTAGAACTTAGAATTATTGAATCTGGTTGTAGAGTAGGAATTTGATTATTTCCTACAGTCAATTCTGGATTATAAAATTCAATAGTGCCTGATGTCTCAAACTCTGCTCTATACATTGTAAATTTCAAATCTTCCCATTGACTTGGTTCCCATGTAGACGCATTTTGAGACTTGAAGAGAGAACCTAAGTATGGTTGGTTGGAAATAAATGTATCAGTTAATAGATCGGTTTCACCAATTCTTGAAATATAAACACTATACTTAGTAGAGTTAGATGCTAAAGCTACTGCATATTCAGTATTATTACCTTCAAGATAAACAGGTGCTTTAAAAGTAACTGTTGTTGCTATAGATCCATCTGCAGAAATATTAACTTCTGCAGGATCTAATACAATTTCAGAGAAAGGAAGAACATGTTGTGTTGGTAATCCATTCTTCATAGATCTAATTTGGAATACCACAGGTATGTCCATATCATCTTTTGTTCTGAAGAATACGTCACACTTGGTAACAAATATTCCACCAGGATCTTCAACTAAGAATGATTGAGCAAGAGGGTCATACCATCCAATAATTTGTTGAGTAGTGTTATCTGCAATTATTTCACTTGAAAGAACTTCAGTTCCAAGAGTTCTATTAACATTCCTATCTTGGAATTGTTGTCTTTGTTCAACTCTTGCATTTCTAACAGAAATAATATTCTCTTGAACACTTTCTAATGTTCCAGCAGATGTAAATGTTTCATCAGTAACAGTTGTAGCATTATCAGGATTGTTGTCTGCATCATTAGTTAATGTAAGAACTTTACTTCCTGTCTCAAATCTTGGGAAACTAATATTGTTGGGATTAGGGATATAGAAGGATCCACCACAGAATGCACCAATATCAGAAAGAAGTTGGACTTCATCGATAGTTGCAATTGCACCACTACTCTGACCTCTTAAAACCATTCCAGATTGAACCCAACCATAATAAGATCCTTGTGGTTCATTGGATAATGAGAATGTATCTATATTCAAGATATTAGAAGTAGATGAATAAGATGCAGGGAAACTCTGATTTGTATAAGGGTTTTCTGCAAAAACCTTAGTAGGGATATTATATGGTCCTTCTTTATGATTTGACTGTGCTACTCTAAATCTAATTTCAGGTAAACTTTCAGCAGTTATTTGACTGAGACCTGTTGGATTAACCATTCCTCTAACAGTTTCACCTACTTGGAAAGATCCAGATGTCATAGAAATTTGAAGGATCTTAGGCACACAATACTTAGTGACATCTTGACCATCAAAGAAAGCATACAGTTTTGTTAGAGGTTTAAGTCTCTTAGCAATAAATTCAACATTTCTAGATCTCATGAAAGGAACGAGATCTCTACTTACAACTCTATCACCAACTGAAGTTCTCTCAAATGATTCAGTAACCAATGTCTGAGTACCTGTTCTATTCTCTACACCTTGTTCGGTTATTGTTCTTACAGTTTCTCTATCTACACGATTAATTGTTTCTCTAATTCTTCTAGCAGGGTTTCCAAATCCACCACTAAAGTTGTTAATCCAACCACCCATTCCAAAGACACGAGTTTGATTAGAAATAGTAGTATCTCTCGTAGTATCATTAGTTGTTGTTCCTGTCCATGTAGTCTGCCATGAACCCCAAGTTACTGGTCCAAATCCAGTCTGTGCATCTATTTCACCATTATCAACCATTCTATTATAAACGGATTGATAATCACCTTCCACATTAATAATTTTAGGTTGTAATCTAGCAGTATCAACCCATGTATCAGAAGATGGTGTGATCTCCATAGTTCCTTGCCAGAAACTAATTAAGAAAGGAGTAACACTTTCAGACCTTGTAGCAAAACTTTGCTTTAACCATTCAACTTCAGAATAATCTAAAGTTATAATATCATTTTTCTTTCTTACATTTATTCCTTCAATTGTAGAAAAATTAAGATCGTCTGTAGGATCATTACCAACAACTGGTCCAAAAATTAAATCAACAGAGTTGGTATAATGTCTTGGTCTTAATTCTTTATTTTTAGGATCAATACTATTATTAATAGGAATTCCTTGTTCTTGAGTTTTGAATCCAGTAAAATTATCAACAAAGAATCCAGACTTAAATCTATTCAATCCATCACTATCAGATACAAAAAGATTTGCTGTATTAGTTTCCAATAAAGAAAGAGTTGTGTAATATTCAAGGTTCTTAATTCTATTCTCAAGATTTTTAATATCAGACATCGTAAATCTCTTACGATCTAAGAAATCAATCTGTGCTCCAGCAACATTATAAAGATATGGTGGAAGTCGAACAGTAGCTATTTCAATAGCACCATCAACAGGAACAGGTTTTTGTGGATCTTCTCCAGGATCTCCATATTTTATTTGAAATTGACCTTCCTTACTTAAGAATATTCTATCAATTCTTCCAAGATAGAATGAATAATCAATCAATAAAGACTCATCAGATGCTAAAATATTAGGAGCAGAGTTTCCAGATGCATTAAAGTTTCTTCCTTTAAATTCAAGTGGAGATCTATCTCCTTCAGAAACAGAAGTTACTTGAGTTGCTCTTGGTCTGATATCAATTATATCAGAGTTAGAAGTTCCATCAAATTTTGGAATATCTATTCCATAATCATATTGATCATAAGAATTAGAAGTTATAAAATCACCATTATCTCCAGCATCGAACGATCCATTAGAATAGAATATTTTTATCTTCTTAGATGGGGAATCCGAATCAAATTTTCTTTTAATTTGACCAATATTGTAAATAGTTGACTGTTGACCATCTACAAATGAGAAATTTGGAGATATGTCAAAACTTGGAGAATCTAGACTTGAAACTACTGCACTAGAACCAGATTCTTGGAAATTTACAATCTCTCCTTCTGTAAATAAATGTTCATTTTGATAAATTATAGTAATTTGACTATCACTTGGTTTTTCTGCAACCATTGCAACAGCATCACTAGATTGACCAATTATTTGCTCACCAATAATTAATTCATTTGTCGTTGTAGATTGTGTTACAATCGAAGAAAGATTAACTTTAGGTGATGATGGATCACTAGTATCTGCTGATTCATATATTGATAATACTTCTATAATATCAGCATCATTTATAGAAATATTTTTATCTTGAACTCTTGTCCCATATGGATAAGCACCATAAGTTAATCCATCATTTAGTGTTGTAGTTCCTATACCAGAAGCAGCATCTTTAGAGAAATTAACAACTACCGATTTAACCCTATTTCTTATTTTCTGTTTTGCCTTTGGTTTTTGCTTCTTAAGAGTGGCAATTAAAGTTGCTCCTTTATTTGCAGCAGGAGGATCAGTTAAACCACGAATTTGGCAAGTATTTCCAGATCCAAAATCAAATTGATCTTCTGTCAATTCATGAGTTTTACCATCTGCACCAATCAAAGAATATCTCTTTGGAGTGAATGGTTGAAAACTTTCGTTAGTATCTACTGTAGGAACAGGAGTTTCAAATCTGCCACTACTAATATTAACCTTAAAAGTTTTTCTTATAACAACCGAAGCACCAGTTAAATCAACATTAGATATATTTGACTTAGAAAGTCTTGTGACTAAAGTATTATCAGTAGAAACATCAAATTTAGTTGATAAAACTTTTAAATCACTTACTTCTTTATATTGTGCGGTTGATGTAATACCAGCAGCTGCAGATACGGTGGGTAATCCACCATTACATACACCACTTACAGTGGCAACACCAACAACAGAAACAGAATTTGAAGATACACTAATAACTCTTGCTAAAATAGGATCTTCAGATATTGTAAGATCACTATATTGAATAAGATTACCAATAGTAGTAATACCTGGAAAATTAGGATTAGTACTTTGTATTACAGTTCCAGCAGCTCCCTTATCTACCCCAACTGTAGCAATACCAACATCAAATAAAGTAGATGGAATTATATTTGCACTAAAAGTATTAATACCAATAGTATTATCATCAGTTCCATAAAGAGACTTGACATCAGAAACTGTATAGTCAGTAATCCCTATTGCAGTTCTTCCATTATTAATACCATTAATTATTAATGGTTCATCTGCAATAAAATTACCATTTTTCTCATAAACAGTTAATCCCACTCCAGAAGTAACGGATCCAACAAGAAAAGCAGTTGCTCCACTATTTTTTCCTTCAATAAAAGCAGGAACAGATTGTGTTATTGGTTGATTTAATGTAAGTTCACTAAAAGTTTGTACATCATATAGTGATAAATCCCACTGATTTTTAGATCTATCACTTTCTGCAACTTCATACGTACCTGATTCTAATCTAAAATCATACACTCTTGCAACACCAATTTCTTGTCCTGGTGCTCCTTCAGAGTTTACACCAACTCTCTCATCCCTTAAACTTAGAACATATGTACTACCAATACCTACTGTGGGAGTTCTAAAGACACTATTGATTTTAAATGTTGGACCAGTATTATAAATTATTGATTGATCTTTTAATGTGTTTATATCTCTTGGTTTAGGTACATCTAGGAATGTTGGATTAAGTGTTTCAATCTCATAACCTTTAACATAAGCTTTACCTGGAGATAATTTATATAATGCTAAGTCGTCACTTGGCGTTTCTCCACCTGGTGTAAATTGACCTGCATTAAATACTCCTCTGTTTCCAATATTATCATTTAAAGATTCTAGAAGAGTAATATCAAATGGTTTTACATCATAATTACCACTTTCATCATAAGTTCTTCTTGCAAGAGTATCAGTTAGATCAAAATTCTTTGAATATACACCACTAAATCCACCAAGAGCAGCTCCCCCTGCAGATCCTTTTCTTTGAGTTCTAAGGACACCATCATTTATTACTGCCAATTCAACAAAACTATTATCATCAAAATCATCAGTAGATTTTTTAAATAAACTTAAGGATATTTTTAATCTATCAGCACCAGGTGCAGAATAATTATTAAATCCTTGTGAATTATCATTTAAACTTTCATCTATATCTGCATTTATTATTTCCTCATTTACAAATAGTCCTACCCTATAACTTGGAGAATTGTTATACTGATCGAGAATAAGAGTTTCTTGATTTACATTACAGAATTGTCCACGAACAAAATATACACCATTTTGAATTTGAAAAGATGATCCAGTTACAGCAGCATTATTAGACACTGTAGTTCCAAATGGAGCACCAGCAGAAATTGCAGTATTGCCCAATAATCCTGAAGTTATTATTTCAGAACATGTTAACTCTTCTCCATCAGAAAATACTTGAGTAGAATTATTTGATGTGTTAGATGATATATAATTTATATAAAGAGTAAGTTGACCCCTTTCAGAATTCTCTGCTAATAAAACACTATCTACAACAGCACTTACACCAGACCTCTGACCTGTTATTTTTGTTCCAATTAGTTGATCAACATAAGCTGATACAGGAACTCCTTGATAATTATTATTAATTTGTATACCATAATATATACGATTATAACCAGTATTACCAGGTATTACCTTTGCACCTTCTTTAAAAAAATGTTGACCAAACTTTTCAATCTGATTTTGCAGTATGGACTGTAAAGCTGTTAATTCTCTAGCTTGAACAGGATATCCTGGCTTAAATAAAACCCGATAAAAGTCATCAGACGAATCATAATCGTCAAAATATGGGGATACATTTAAGTTGGTTTGCTGTGGCATGATTTTTTAAAACTGCAAAACTATTTTGATATCTTCTTTTTGGTTTATTGACCGAGTAATAGCTGGTCTATTATCAACAAAAATAATATTTCCTGAGTATTTTTTAACCTCTGGATTAGCAATACCTTCAGTAAAACTTTGGCCAAGATAATATGTTCTATTATTTAGAACGGTAGAGAGACCCGTAAATCCAGTATCAATTTCTAAAGTAGATCCAGATGATGGGGTAATTTCAACATTTCCTCCAGTACTAGGAGATGCAGTAAATGCATTCAAATTAAATCCATATTGTGGTTCTGTTAGTGCCGTTCCCACAGTATTAAAACCTGCAAGAGTCCTATCTTGCCAATATTTTAAAACTCCAGTAGTTGAATCATAATTAACCACTCTTCCTACTGCAGTAGATCCAGTTGCAATGGTCTGTGTAATATAAGAATCTGCAGTAAATGTAGCAGAACTATATCCAGTTCCTGTTAATCTCAAAGCACCAAGAGAACTTGCTTTATCTGAAGTTAAAAGTGATGTAGAATCGAATTGTTGAGGATTACATACAACACCAACTCTTGCAATATCATTACCAGTTATAAAATCTGGATTTTCATTATCATTTTCAATTCTAGAATATAAAAGAACATTATAAGCACCAAGTTCTCTATAAATGTTAGAACCATGTCCACCTTGAGGAGGAATAATAACATCAAACAAAGGTCTCGTGCTTCCAGTAGGAACACTACCTGCATCTAAATCAACACTTCCATAAGTATATCCAGATCCTTGTTTAGAAACAACTATACTATCAACTTGTTGGTCATTAGTAGTTGTAATAGTACACTCTGCTCCTGATCCATCTCCCTTAATAGGAACATTTCGATATTCGGTTCCACCCACAGGACCAATACTTACTCCCCTATTAGTCACGGTTATAATTTTAATAGATCCATCTACAGCATTATCTCTCACTGATGCATTATCATTACTAGTCTCCCAATCTTTCGGGACTGGCATAAAATCTGTAGAATCAAATTTTACAATATCTGAAGGTTTAATTGTGTAAAGATATTTCCAAATATAATTATCCCCACTACTTCCAGCAGACCTTGGTTCTAAATCAGTAAAAGTTGGTTCATCTAATGATGGTCTTCCATTAGGATTATCAGGATCTGTACCATTTTGAAGGCATTCATAAACCCTATAATCACTGTTTATGACATAATAAGTTGTTGTATATAAATTGGTTGCACCTGAAACTGGAGCAGTATTTGTTCTACTATAATCTCCCCTATACATGTCATAGGTAGTACCTGATGACCATACTCTTTTAGTTATAACTTGTTTTGCATCTGTTGCATTTATTTTTTTCAACGCAATTATACTATCCCAATAATTACTTTCTTCCGAAAAACTATCTTTAGGGGATGGTGGAGTTGTATTCCAATCAGTCGCAACATCAGTAGGATTGGGTAATCCAACAAAAGAATAATATGCATTTGTACTAGAACTCACTCCAGCAACAAAATTCTTCGCATTCAATATTCTAATCTGATCAGTTATTATAGCAGCCATTTGGACAGAGATTTTTCTTTATTTATTAATGATTTGATCAAGGAGTTTTATATTGATCATATTTAAGGGAAGCAGATCTTCTTACCACTGGTGAAGTAGAAATTCCACCTGTTCCTCCTAAAGTATATGCATTATAAGTATTACTCTCAGATCTAGAGGTGAGGTTGATTTTACCCCAACTATATGATCCAAAATAATTGCCAGTTTGAATACCAGCACCACTGAAAGTAGGCCATTGACCACTCCAAGTATTGAAGTTAGTTACTTTCACAAACACCCTATTAAGATGAGTTGTACCTATTCCTACACCCGTAGTTCCAACTCCAGTTGCAGTTTGAACTATTTCATAATTATTAACTTCATAAACGTTATTTAGGAATTGTGTTCCCACTCCAATAACAGCACCACCAGTATCTACAGAATTTATTGATGTAGTTGCACTACCAACTGTAGAATTATTAACTATAAAGAAATCACCTGTAGATATTCCACTAATAGTAACTGCAGTACCAGTAATATTAGAATCTCTTAAATCTGATGTAAGAGGAATATGTAAATCAAATATTAATTGATAATTTGTCGTTCCAGCTCCAACTGTAGTAGTACCAAATCCAACAATAATTCCAGAATCACCCTGATAGTAATCAACCTTATTTTCTTCTTCAGACCAAGCAGGAGGACTGATAAGAACCATTGGTGGATTTGATGATGTATATCCAGCACCAACACTTGTAAGTGCGATACCAGTAATAGTTCCAGCAGCACCAATTATTGGAGTACCATAGGCAAGAGTGGATGTTGTACCAACACCAACCTCATTACCACTTAATGATGTAGTAGCAAAACTAACTGTAGCAGTACTATAACCAACACCACCAGTAGAAATAGCAACAGAAGAAATTGTTCCTAAACCAGATACAATTGCAGTGCCAGCAGCACCAATCTTATCTTCTTGAGAAATTAATTTAACTTTCTTCTGGAAAACAAAGTCATTAGCAGTTGGTGATACATTATTAACCTCATCATATGGATCAAAATATGGTCTTGCATTTTCAACATAAATGACAGTTGATCCTATTCCAACAGATTTAATAATAGGTGAATAAGGATTAATAACAGGTTCATAGAGTTCTCTATCTTTACCTACACCTTTTTCATTAATAATCTTATCTTCAGTTTGTCTACACCAATTGACTGGTCTTTTCAAATTAGAATTGTTACTATTTCCTGGTCCATAATATGGAGGAGTAGAAACAACATCTGTAGAATCAACACTAATAGGAACCCTTGCAGTTTCTTGTAACCAAGTATCTTGAGTTTGCAAACGACCAACCGTTAAATCATCACCTTCTTTTACAGTTTCAATAACTTTTCTTTCAACAACGTCTTGAGATCCAGTTCCTTTATAGAAAACAATTTCAATTGTATCACCAATCTTAGGTGATTCAGTGAATGTAATCACACTACCACCAGGGAATTTATATCCTTTACCAGGAACTTGAGGGATACTATTAACAAAGACTAATAAAATATCTTCAACAACAATCTTAGATCCTTTTTTAGCAACAATAGAAACTGATTCACCATTGACGGTTAATGGGAATTCAGTTTTACTTCCATCAATAAATCTTTCAACATTATCGAGAACTTGTAATTCACCAACAGACCATCCAGTAAATTCATCATTAAAAACTTTTTCAACATCAACTATAAACTCTGTGAAAGTTTTATTTGGATCAGTTGGAATACCTGTAGTGCCACCAATAGGAACTGTTAATTTTTCAAGATTACCATAACCACTACCAGTATTTTGAATAGTAAATTGAACTACACTAGAACCTTGACCAACCACGACATCAATAGTAGCACCATCTCCAATTCCTGAAGATGTGTCACTGTAGGTTAAACCAATACCACTATATGATAATGGATCATCAATAACTACTTCACTATATCCTTCAACTACTCCACCTCTAGCATATTCATGATTTCTAGTTGATATTCCAGTTTGAGTTTCAAATGTCTTACTATTAATAACATGTAAGATTTCACTTCCATTTGCTGCAACATCTTCTTTACTTGCTGAATTGTTATTCAACCGAGGAGCAATAATAGCAGACTGAACTGATCCTAATCCAACATAGAAAGTGGGAACAGTAGAAACACCAATATTAACTTCAAATGTAGTAGTTCCTACACCAACAGCAGTAACTGTAGTTCCTGTGTAATAAGGATCTGGTTTTCTAGGATATCTATGAACAGATGCATAATTATCTCTTGAGCATCTAAAGGATAAAGATTCAGTTTTTATACCAATACTTTGTCCTGTGCGTAGACTATGACCTGCACCAATACTTACTGTTAATATTCCAGAATTAGCACTATATGAAGCAGTAGAGATGCTGTAAAGAGCAGTCTTAGATGTTCCTACATTAAGAGTAATAGTATCATCTGTTTTTGAATCAATGTTAATAGAAGTGCTAAATCCTGGATCAGTATATCTTGGATAAGGATGGATTGTTGCATAATCATCAAATTCACATCTAAATCTTAAACTATCTTGCTTTAATCTTACACTAGTATCTGCAGATAATCCATGACTAGCAATAGAAAGAACTAAAGATCCTGTATCGGGATTATAAGTAGCATCACTAACGTTATGAGTTACAGTTGCAGAAGTTCCAACATAGACAGTAATCGTGTTTGCTGTATATCCTGTAATTGCAGTAGTAATTCCTGCAATAGGATCTGTTGAACGAGGATAAGGATGATTTGAAGTATGACTATCCATCGAACAAGTAAATACAATACCACCTGTAGCAATTCCAATAGTATTACTATCAGAAAGACCATGAGAAGGAATAGTAAGAACTAAGTTTCCAGTTCCTGCATCATATGTTGCATTAGTAGCAGTTGTTGTTCCAACACCTGTTACACTTACACTTCCAACACCAGAACTTACAAATGTATGATTATAATCACCACCACTAATAACGGCAGCAGGGTCTGATCCAATAAATCTATGAGCATATGAACCACCAGCAACTATAGCACCAGAAGTAGCAGATACGAATTGGTGAGTAAAGTTATCACTATTAGCAGCATATCCCACATCAATTGCAATGTCTCCATCATTATGTGTAAGTCCATTAGCAACTGCACTAACAAAACTATGAATTCCAGTATAAGTTGAAGGTGCTACAGGAAGAACATTAACTCTGAATGTATTTGTAGTTACATTAGAAACTACTATCCACTGACTAGCAATCGTATCTGATTTTCTAGGATATGGATGTGAAGTAGCATAATTATCCTTAGCACAAGTAAATATTAAAGAGTTGGGTTCAAACTTAACTTTATCACCATTAGAGATGCCATGACTAGCAGAAGTGACTGTCATGATCCCAGTCGTAGGACTATAAACTGCACCTGTTACAGTTTTTTTAGCACCATCTTTAGTAATCTTAACTGCAGTATGATATGCAGAGTCTTGTCCTCTTGGATAGTAATGAGTAGATGCTCCACCATCTAGACCACATGTAAATGCTAGTCCAGTAAAGATAACAACACTCTTCTGACCACTAGTTGATAATCCATGACCAACAGCAGTCGTAACTGTCATAATACCAGAGATATTATCATAGACTGCAGTATGAATACCAACTCTAGGTGAGTAATCACAAGTAAATGCAATACCAGAAAGTCTTACTTCATCACCAACCGATAATCCATGATCAGTCTGTGTTGTTATTGTAGAAATACCAGTAACTGAACTATATCCAACATTTGCAACTTTTCTAGGTGAATAGAAAATGTGATCAGCATTAGTAACAGCAATTCCTGTAATATGTCCAGTTGTAATTTGTGCTGTTCCTATTCCGATTACATTTGTACCTTTACGACTTAGAGTTTGTATACCAACATTAACAGTTTGAATACCTGCTCTATAACCAGAACCACTATTACCAATACTAATAGACTTAATAGTACCACCAGCCGCAACGGTAACGGTTCCACCTGCTGCCACTAAAGGTTGATATCCAAATCCTTCACTAGAACCAACAGAAATTAATACTCCACCTTTAGGTAAATTTCCCACATTTACATCAGACGTAGAACTTCCCGTACCAGTAAATGAAATTGTTGTAACACCAACAGTAGGATCTTCTGTTATTGTAAATTCATTAGTTGCACCTGAAGTTTGATAGACATCATTAATAAGAACAATTGCAGTGTCAGTAACAATTCCTGAAATATTAGAACCACCAGACTGTAAAGTAAAGTCAGATTTTTGACCATTAAATTGTGAGGATAAACTATCAAAAATATAGTTTCTCCAATATGGTTCATTTGCAGTATCTGGAACACCAGAACGCATAAATGTTCTTCCTTCAAAACTAGATCCCGTTGCAATTCCTGTCCAATCCCTAGAATCTGGTGGATTTGTAGAGGTGCTTAAAGGAACATTTCCATAAGGTGCTTCTACAAAGTTTATCGTATTATCAACAATATTATAATTACCATCTACCTTAGTTACTACAGTTCCTGTTCCATATCCTGCTAAAGTAGTTCCAGCCCAAGATCTTCTAACTCTAATAATATTATCATTTCCAGCAATACCAATAGAGTCAAGTCTAATAATCTCATTACCTATTTTAATCAAATCACCACCATAGAATGACGTAATTCCTGCAAACTCCAATTCATCATCAGTAGTAAATACTTGATCTGTTAAATGTGTAGTAACAGAAGTGGAGACAATAGGAGATTGGATAATATTATCTAAAGAAATTATAGCTTTTTTATTCTGGTTAATAGCATTAAAACAGTGAGAGGTTCCAATACCCACACTTGTAAGATCAACCACCTCTGGGACGGTCTGAAGTGCCTTAGCAGCACTTTCTGCAATCTTAATGGTTTCATCATCAATCTTAACTGCAAATACTTTACTTGGTAATAAAGTAGTTGTACCAACACCAACAAATCCATCTGTGCTGGCAACACCAATTGCCATCGTATAACCACTACCAGGATTAGTGTAAATAAGTTCTTCACCAGTAACAAAGAAATGATTTGGTAAATTAATGCTATTAGTATCAGTATTAAGAATACTAGTGCTACTACCATCAAATGGTTTTCTAAAAATTGGATCACCTTTATGTGACAATCCAAATGCTCTTAATACAGCACTTTCAGTTCCCGTATACTCACCAAAACCACTTTCTATGGTTCCGTTATTAAAATCAATAGTATCCTTAGTATCATCTTGTATTCTTACAGCACTGAAGTATACATTGACTTGAGCATTGATACTTGCTACTGGGGTAAAGAGTAATGAAACAGTTCCAGCAGAAGATACCTTTGATCCAAAAGTTCCAAGTCCACTTGCCGAAACATTAGAACCAACATTAGCAAATTCTACATCAAATGTTTCTGTTGAAGTTTCTGAAATATAATCAGTAACTGTAGCAAATTCAAACATTTCATAAGCTTGATTTGTAGCATCAGTAACTTGAACAACACCATAACCTGCTTCATATTCAGATGGCCATTGACCAACAGTAGTAATTCCAGGAGAAGAAGAAGAGTCAATTGATGTTGTTCTAGATTCTAATCTAGCATGTTTAAGATCAACTGTTCCAATTCCACTATATGCAGAATCTGCCATACCAACAAGAATGGTATTAATAACTCCAGTAGTTCCTATACCAACTTCTGAATTAGCAATAAAATCAACCTTCAATTCTGTTCCATCAATATAACCACGATAAGTTCCTAAACCACCAATCGATTCTGCACTATTAATAGTCGTCAATCTACCATATTCCATCAAATCTACATCAGTTCCATTATGAATTATATTAAGTTGATTATACTCATGTTCTATACCACTAACATCTGGATTAATATTAATAATTACTTTGGCAGATCTATAAGTACTTGCAATACCTACAATCGTTGTAGTTCCAGTACCAGTGCCTATTGTTACACTCTCAGAATCAATTAATGTTCTACCAATCACAGTGCTTCCAGTGCTTAATAGATTATCATCAAGATTATAAGAAATACTTGCAACCCAATAATCATTAACAGAAAAGTTTTCTGGATAGAAATTTAAATTACCTTCACTTCCAGCAATAGCAAAATCAAAATCTCCTTGATCATAAACTGACTCAACTCTACCATATTGGTTAATATATCCAAAAGTGCTATCATGAATAATATCAACAATCATTAACTGTCGTTGTCCACCATATCTCTTATCTCTAACATAAGTAATATATTTTACTGCTCTTCTATCTGCTAATGTCCATCTAGCAACAGTACTAAATCTAGTTGCTCTTGGATTACTATTAAATGTTCCACTAAAATTATCTATAGAAACCACTCTATTTCCAACTGATTCAGAATAGTCTTTTAATATTCTACTTGAGAAAGTTATCTCATTGGAAACAGAATCATCTAAATTAATCTGCAATGCATTCTCAGATACTAAATCAAAATCATATACACAATTCAAATCACCCTTACCATAGAGATCATTTACTACAGAAACATCAGATAACTCTGTAGATAAACCAACTTTAACAGAAGCAGTTGATTCTAATTGATAATCAGAAAATTTCTTAAATCCTAATGTATGGTTTAAAGCTGAAACAGGATCATTCCATGTTTCAATATCAACTCTGGAACTTAAAGAGTATGAAAGATTTTGATAATAATCACTATCCTGCACTCTTTGCAAATTGCTATTAAGATATCCAGAATCAGTTTCCCATCCCTTTTCTACTCTAGAAGTTGCATTTAATTTAATATAGGAATCAAAAGTTTTTATAGATGAAGCAAGACCTTGCGTTGAAGAACTTAATCCTTTTAAAACATCATTAATTATAAATCCATCAGTATTGCTAACTCTTAAAATACCAGTATTTGGATTCCAATTTTGAACAGTACCTCTAGTTCTACTAATAGATCCTTCAACTACTTCACTATTAGCAAAATCATTGGGTTTTAATTTAATATCAAAAGTCGGCATAAATTTCTCAGGAACAATTCTTCCAGAAGAATTGATAAAATCATATGTTCCTGCAGAAAGACCAGGAGCTTCCCCTACAAAATAATCTGAAAGATTATATGTAACAGTTCCAATACCACCATAATTTTGATCAACTGCTGTTATAGTAAAAAGTTTGTAATCATAATTTTCGGAGTTGTATCCTTTTGCAGATGTACCAATCCCAACACCCACACCTTCTACAAATACTTTATCACCAACTGCAATTGGGAAAGTATCAGCAGTACTGAATCCAACAGATAATTGTATCGTTACATCATAATTTACTGTATTAAATCCAACGGTAGCAATTCCTACACCATTACTATTTCTATCAGTAATAATTCTAGCAGGAGCATTGCTAATACCTTTAGTATTTTTAAGAATTTCTACATTTGGATTTCCTAGTGTATACTTTAGATCAGCATCTAAAATAGGTTTATCTGTTTTACCATCAATAAGAATTAACTCTGGAGCAGATATATATCCTCTTCCGAAAGATGTTATTCCAATAGATTCAATAGACATCAAAGCATCTATTTTAATAATCTGTGGTAAAGCTGTATCTGGTTTTATTGTAGTATCAGATGCAAAATCATATCCAATATCCTTAACCTTTATTTTTTTAATTTTTCCTACAGAAGTACTTCTTGCTTCAATAATTGCACCACTACCAACTTCAGTAGTAATTGTGGAAATACCAGGAAGATCATAATAATTTCTACCTTTACTTGTTATTTCAAATTCTGAAATAGCACCATATGCAGTTGGACTATCAGTTTCGTAAGATATAATTGAAGTAGTTCCATAAGAAAGTCTTTCTGGAGATTCTCTTAATGTATATGTAAATTCATTCGTAGATCCAACGGTAATTCTTTGCTTACCATTATAATCACTGTTAACTATTTGTACTTCACTACCATTCAAAACTTCAGAATCTACATTGATCTCCTTTTTAACATTTGGTAAAGTGCTCTCAACGATTGGATCTAAAGTATAGTAAATGTTTTCTGGAACATCATCAGTAACTGATAAAGTTACTTTAGCATCATCGGATACACCTGCAGTTCCACTTCTTGTAACATTAAAAACAGTAGACTGTGGAGAAGTTTCCCATTGTTTTGTTAAATTCTTATCACTATAGAAATTTAATAAAAATGCAGGATAGTTTGTAGATTGTGCAACATATCCTAAAGATTTATCAGAAAGATCAAATTCAACAAAAGAATTTTTATATGCTTTTAATGGAGGATTGATTAAATTTATTGTTCCTGAAGAAGTGCTAGTAATTCCTATTACATCTGGTTTTGATTCCTTTGCATCATAATCAGTATTAGTTAATTTAAACTTATCACTATCAATTTTTACAATATAATAAATTCCATTATTACTTAAACCACCTGCAGGAGTTGATGCAGTATGAATAATTTTATCTCCAGTCGTATATCCATGATCAGTTATTGTAAATGCATTAGTAGTTGTATTAACACCAGAAGCAGTAAATGATTTTGGATTAACTATAAGTCTTCTATTGTAATCATTATACTTAACAGTCACTGTTGTAGTAAGACCAGATACTACATTCATATAAACATTTTCATAGTTTAATAAACCATGACTTTGACCAGTCGAAACAGTAGCACTGGTTCTACGAATTTCTCCAGTAATTACATTATAATTAGTTTTAAAACTATGATAAACACCAGTACCCAATCCAGAGAAGAATACTGTTGTACTACCTCTCTGTGTGCTTGCAATGCCTACAAAAGTACCTGTACTACCTAAACCAACTTTAACGGTGGATATACCTATCAAGTCTTCTGTAATAACTCCAGCATAAAGTGTCTCACCATTTGTTAATGTAGTTATTCCAGTATATGCAGCATCTACTCCATCCCATCTAATATTAAGACCCTCTCCAGCATTAGGAGAATATGTCAATTTATCACCTGTTTTTAATCCATGATCTGGAAGATAAATTGCTTTTGTTTGAATAAACAATTGAGTTAATCCAATTCCAGGATTACTAAATGCAATTGTAGTTCCAATACCAACTCCCGATCTTGTACCTAATCCTACAGAATCAACAGGATTAAAATAAATTTGATTGTTTATTCTATATTCATAATCAGAACTAAACCCAGAATTAATAGTAAGTCTTCTTGGTTTTTCAAGAATTTCTGAAGTTACTGTATGAGAAACTCCCGTAACTCCATTGATAGATCTAAGAACTCTAATTCTTGAAAGAAGGGGTTCTAGATTTAATACTTTTATCGTTTCTGTTCCAATTCCAAGAAGATCATTAGATTGAAGTTTTGATAGATCTCCACGAACATCAATATGAGTTACTATACCCGTAGCACCATCAGTTCCAATAGCAACAGCAGTTGTTCCTAATCCAATTACACTAAGTCTAGTAGAAGTAATTCCAGCATTATAAATTCCTCCAATCTGTGAAGAAGTTGTAGATAACCCAGTAACTGTAATAATATCACGATTAACCCATTGATGAGGTTCTGTAGAAACAATACTATAAATTCCTTTCTGACTTGAAGGATATATTTCAACATTGGTTATACTACTAGTAGCAGCACTTACACTACTTACTGGTTTACCAAGAAGTAGTGAAACTGAAGCGGCTGCATTATTCCCTTTAGTATTTGCATTATCAAATACTACCTTATCACCAACTTGGTAATTCTTACCACCAGTTTCAATTCCAATACTCTCAACAAAACCTGGTTGAGTTCCAATAACATCTATAGTTTGAGATAACTTATCGGGTAATGGCATGTATGGATAATACACCTTATCATCATATATCAAATTATAAGGTGTTGTATTTCTACACCACTTACTATTATTCAAATCATAACTATCTTGATTTGAAGAAACTAAGAAGTTAAAATCATTAGGAGTAGAATAATAATTTTTACCAATCAAATAAGGGAATACTGGTAACTTATAAGTATTAAATTGTCCACCTTGCTCAGAACCAGAATCATCAATTGTTGCAAAATATGCATAAGTTCCACTTGGGAATTGTGGAGTTACACAAAATCTTCCATTATTCTCATCCAAAATAGTTTCATCACTTACCGATTTGTAAGTATAATCATCAGTAAAGAATCCTGGAGGAAAAATACTTAAAGGTGGTCTATTTTCCTTAATTGTAGATTCTTCAATATATCCAGATTTCATCTGGGTTACTGTTCCACCTGCTTTCTTAATATAACCATAAGGACCATAAATTGGATTTCCATCATAAGCCCATCCAATAATTGGAGAATGGTTGTCTGATGGAACTTCTTGCCCATTAACCTTTTTTAAATCTGGTTCACCAAATAAAGATTTTCCTTCTTGATTCGTTGCATAAATTGTTTGTCTTAATTTTCTTGGTGCATATAAATGATTATATTGCAATTCAATATTACCATCTTTTATAAATCCATCATCATCTGAAATTTGATTAGTTTGATAATATTTCTCAAATAAATTAACATTCCATTTTTGGAAATTAGATCGAATCTTATTACCAGTTCCTGCAGAAATGACATCAATGGATGTATTGTCTTTAGAATATCCAGATCCTTTATGAATTATATTAACACTATCTAAAACATAATTAACAGTTGTTCCTATACCAATTGACGAAGCATTTCCATTAAGATCAACTATTTTAAGAATAGGTGTTATAACCGCACCTACCCCATCACCATTTAATTGTAAATCTGGTGGTGAATTATAATTCTCACCTTTATTCTCTACAACAACTTCACTAATTTTACCATTAGGATCAACAATAGGTGTTAACTGTGCATTCGATCCAGATAATAAAGTTATTTCAGGTTCTCTAATAAAGTTAATAATTTCAGATGAACCATATCCAACTCCATTATTAGATAAATGGATAGATGTTACTTCACCTCTGAATATAGGTTGAACCTTAAGTTCAAAAGTTTCAGATCCTACTGAATTAATACCAACATCCCCATCAATAGTTACAGTAATATCCTGATAGTTAAAATTATGAGTTCCTACTCCAATAGAAGTAAGAGGTCTATATTGCTTAGTCTTATGATAGAAATCACTAGCAGTGGTTCCTACTCCAACACTCGATAGATAGAAACTATCATCATTTTTCTTGGTAACATAAAAATCAGTAGAAGTGGTAAGTCCTGCTATTGGTGTTCCATTACAAGTATAAGTAACAATTTCTCCAGATTCATAATCATGATTTTTAATATCAATACAATTTAAAGAAGTGTTTATACCTGCAGGAACAGCAGTTCTTTTTTTATTTTGATATCCTGCTCCACCAGAAAGTATATTGATAGATTCAACTATGTTTTTAGTTTCAACAGATTTTATAAATTGTTTTCCAATTCCTTTAGATGTTAATGCAATTGTATTAATACCTGCTAGAACACCTGCTTCATCTTTATGAAGTCTTATTGTAGTTCCAGCAGTTCCTACGAGAGCAGCATAATAAGTTGCACTTGTAGTAAGTCCACCAATAACTTGTTGCCCATCAGTAACATATATTACTTTCTCTGCATTTTTAAATTTATGGTAAGTGGTGAATCCAATTGTAGAAGGTAAAGTATCACCATCAAGACCTATTCTAGAAGATCCTGCTTCAAAAGAAACAGAATGATCTATAGATTGCATATTTACAGAAACACGAGCACCTGATCCATTACCACCTTCAATTTTCAATGTAGGTGGTTCTTTATAATCAAAACCTGCATCAATAATTCTCATCTCCTTTAAAGATCCAGATATCGCAGCATATCCAGTAGCTGCAATACCAACAGAATCTTTAATATGTAAAAAAGGAGGATTGATTACATCATATTCTTTTCCACCAGCAAGAACATCTATACTTTCAAGTTTTCCATAATGAACCTGATCAAAAGATTTGTAATTTAAAATCTCTACTCCATTTACCAATATACCAGTATGTCCAGGAGTTGTTTCATATACAGTCCCACTATTATCAGGTGGACAAACTTCTCTTAATAATTTTTGTGATTTTAAACTTTTATTATTAAATTTAAATGGTGAAATTTTATTATCAGTTACAATACCAGTTCTTGTCTCATCAGTATCAACATTAATAAATTTTTCAGTATAAAGATCAGAACCACTCTTAGCAAATTTAAGTGTTGTTGAATTTACTCTTTTAACAAAGTAAAGACCCTCATCCATTAAAGATGACTTAACAACAAAATTGTCTATGGAAGTGCCACTTGTGGGATCTACATAAGAATCATTAATAATTTGTGGTGTATAATAAATCGAATCACCAGTATAGAATCCATGATCAAAAATAGGAACACCAGAAGGAGTAGTGGTTGAATTGGTTATAATTTCATACTCATCTCCACTAAAACTTCCACTAAATATAATTTTTCCATCATTAACACCCAATGATTGAGATCCATAAGTTGGAATAGATGGTGATGCTATAAGTAACTTATCTGTTCCTTTCTCCTTATATACATTCTGCACATTTGTAGAAAAGTCAGAAGCTTCAGGAAAATTAATGGCATTTGTTTTTAAAATTTGCCTTTCAACTGTATAGCTTAAAGTAGTATTAACCTCACCTTGACCCTTTATAATAAATGCTCTACGAGAAGTTAATTGAGTTATATCTGATACAGGTAAATTACGTCCATCACTACCAACCAAAATAGCAACAGATTTATCTCCTATTTTAAAATCATGATCGGTAGTTAATATAATCTCATAAGTCCAATCAGATGTATCTTTGAGAGTAATACTCTCAACTTGATATACTGGAGAAACATTATAGAACCATTCTTGTACTCTAAATCCAGTATCTCCAATTCCTAAAGTTTTAATTTTTATAGTATCATCTTTTTCAAAAAGACAATTAGTATTTTCATAATCAAACGTATCAATTACTGAGGTAATTCTTACTTCAATAGTTTCATCCGAATCAATAACAGATTTTCCATATGCAAAAGTATTAATACCAATAGTTTCACCACTTAAAATAGTCTTTCCAATTCCACTAAGTCCAAAAAATTGAGTTAGACTTTTTGATGTATATGAACTTACCCCTATAGTATTATCAATATATTTAAAATACAATTCACCAGCAGTACCAAACCCAACTGTAGAATCAACATCAATATATGTAAGACCTGCACCAACCTCTCCAATCAATCTTGTTCTAGGTGGTGTAATAAAAGTTCCGTATGTAGATCCCTCAACTCTAGAATCTCTATTATAACCAGCATCAATACTTAATTTATAAAATGTAGTTCCTGCACTAACATTAATAGGTTCTACATGAGTTATTGGTGCATATGCTTTTTCAATACTCTGATCTTTATATGCATCTTGAAATAATGTAGATAATTCAAGATTAATTGGATCACCAGAAATTGGTTCTACAACAAAATCTTTTGTTATTTTATAATTTGCATTAGATGGTGTAAAAAGAAATTCAGATGGTCTTATAATTTTTACATTTTCATTATATAAAGCTTTAAATAAAATTTCAAAACCCCTATCAGTTCCTTTACTTAGATAAAAGTCTTTTGATTGTTTTATGAAAATATTTTGATCTAAATCTGAAGATAATTTTCTTGCTTCAAATCCTGGAGTAAGTTGATGTTTAGTCTTAACTAAAAATTCTTTAAGGAAGAGAGAACTTAAATTTTGTATAGAAACACCCTTATCATGCTCTTCTGCAGTAGTAGATTCAAATACTAATTCTTCAGGATTAATATCATTTTGATATGAACTAACACCAACAAATCCCCTAACACATCCAGTAAAAGCAAATGTAGTTATTCCAGTATAAGTAATGATTTCATTATTAATTTTCAACAATCCATAAGAATTTGGGAAACCCAAAGTTCCAGTGGGATTCTTTTTCATATCAACTTCAATTATGTCATTACTGAAACCTACAGAAGCACCCAATCCAACGTATTCAGTAAGACCAACCTGTTCACTAACTTTTGTATATTGATCAATATTTTGAACCAAATCAATTGGTCCACCTTGATATTCTTGTCCTTGATAATACGACTTTAAAAATTCAGCAACTAATGGATAGTCGGATCTAACATATCCAGGAAGCTGATTTTGAACAATGTTATTGAGCTGAATTCTTTTTGTAGACATTTTATAAATTTTCTATCTTAGTAGGATGAACCAGAGGTTGAAGGACTTGTAGTAGATGTAGTAGATGTAGTAGATGTAGTTGTAGTAGGAACTATGGAAGTTCCTCCTGTTGCTGCAGTAACGTTACGTCCACCAGCACGAACTAAACTACCATTTGCATAACTTGAAGAAGTAATGTAATTAGAACCAGAGGGATCTAATCCAGAAGCAATTTCATCAACAACCATTTCAAAATTACTGTTATTAATATCTAGTTGTAAATAAAGATCCTGTAATCCAATAACATCATTAGAAAGAGGACATGCTGATATTTCAATAACAGTCTGCCCATCTTTAAGCATTCCAGATTGTACGTTAATTGGATTGAGAGTAACAACCCCTTTTTTATAATCAATTGTCCCAACATTTCTCTTAACAATTTTTGGAGATTGTGAATCTATTGTAGGAACGGAGAATAGAAATAAAGATCCATTTATCTTATTTGTATTTGGAATATCTGCAATATAAACATCATCCATTATTCCAGCAATTCTAAATGCGGATGATTTAATATTATAACCACTCATCCTTTTAATATAAAATTCATTACCAAAACCAATAGAATACTCTGCAAAAGAATTTAATACAACTCTTAAGTCTCTTCTCATGAAAAGTGTCGTTATATTAGAAGTTATTGATTCATTACTATTATCAATAAGTGATAAAAACTTACTATATTTAAATCTAGCACCATACTTATTCATTTCTGTTGATTCTGAATACTTATTAGCATTATTTTGAACAATACTAGAAACTGTTTCAGCAGATTCGGCAAGATTTGAGTTAAAATATATTTTTGAATCAACTTCAAGGTAAAGATACTTCAAATCAAGTATTTCTGGAACAATTCCTGCTACTGCATACTTCTTCAACTTCAATTTCATCTGTTCTTTAACCAAATTTGGAAGAAAATCCCCATTTTTTGGTTTTATACTAATAAACACCTTTCCAAATTGAGGTGGAATTAAATCTTCACCACCAAAAACAGAAATTGACTCTGTTTCAGGAAAAATTTTTGCTGGAATTAGTGATTCATAGTCATTTGCTGTAATTGCTCTATTTTGAGAAGCATAAATTCGTGGAGCAAACTTTCTAACTGACTCAACAGACTCAATTGTCTCTCCGCCAGCAGCAGTTAGACCAGTTGTAAGCAAAGAAATGCCAGTTGTTACATTATAAGTGTTTGCATTACGTGTATATTGAATTCTTCCTGAAAAATTGAAAGAACTTACTCCATTTGCTGCATCACCACTAGAAGTAATGTAATTAATTGTTATAAAATTACCATCTTCAAGTTCTTTTCCAAAAATTCCATCTCCAAAAAATATTTCATATCTTTCATCTTCAATTTCTTGTAAAAAATAAACTTTTGAG